AAAGTTTCTGTTGGTTATGAAATCAATGATTATCAAATCGACGGCGATAATTTATATGTTACTAAATGGTCGCCTTATGAAATTTCAATGGTATCAGTACCGGCAGATGATTTAGTTGGCGTAGGTCGTGCTAAGTCAATTCCTGGAACCATCGTTGAAGATGAAGAAGGTATTAAAGTTTACGATTCTGAAGGTAATTTGATTGGCGAAGTATCACCAGAATCTGAACCAGTACAAGAATCCGAAATGGAATCTGAACAACCCGAAGCCGAAGCCGAAGCTGAAACAGAAGTAGAGGTAGAAGAATCAGAAGTAGAAAATACTGATGATTCAGAAATGATAAATAAAAATGAAGAAAAACGTATTGCCGAACTACAAGGTATGGCTCGCGTACTAAAACTAGACGTTTCAGAAGCAATCGCTAAAGGAATTAGCGTAGAAGATTTCAAACGTCAAATTAAACAACCTATCAAGGAAGATCATAATATTATGGAAAACAACTTTTCTCTACAAAATAGCCTTCGTGCAATGTCTAATTTAGATGCTGAATTCGAAGGTGCTAACATGGGTGCTCGCGGTCTAAAAGTTCCTGCTTCTGCTATCCGTGCTGTTAACACTAGTACTGGTGCTAACCTTATTCAAGACACTATCGCGTATGATTCATTCATCGATATTCTACGTGCTAATTCAGTACTATCTAAATTCCCAATCACTGTAATTTCAGGTTTGGAAGGTGACGGTAAACTATCTCTACCAGCATTAAACTCAGATTTTACTAATGCGTTTGGTTTTGTTCTAGAAGATGGTACTTCCCCTGAAGCTACTCCAGCTTTCGGTAAAGTAACTCTAGAGCCAACCGATTTCACTGGTTCAGTTTATCTGACCCGTATCATGATGAAGTCTGCTGCGGCTGCTGAACGATACACTACTGACGCAATGATCAAGGGTTCTGCTTCTCAACTAGAGAAACACGTACTAGCTAACATTGTTACTGAAGCTGTTGCCGCTGGTAACACTGATGAAGTTGCTACTATCGATTTCGATGCTGTAGTTGATGCTATTGCGGCTCTAGGTGCTAAGAACGTCGTTTCTGGCTCTATCGTTGCTGTAATGTCACCTGCTACACGTGCTTCACTACGTAAGCAAGTAATTAAGGGTAATACCGCTGCTAAGTTCCTAGTAGAAGGTATGGGTGATGATCAAGTACTAGCTGGTGAAGTTCCAGTAATTGAAAGTACTCTAGTAGCAGACGGACAAGTAATCCTTGGTGATTTCAGTCAAATCGTAATCGCTCAATGGGGTTCTGAAGTTGAACTAGACCGCGATCTAACTACTTCACGTAATCGTGGTGGTCTATATCTACGTGTATGGGCAACTATGGATACTAAAGTAGCACGTGCTGATTCATTCTACGTTCTAACTAAGAGTGCTTAATTATGAGGGCGTTTGATGATTCACAATTAAACGTCTTACTTAATTCTTTTGGTGAACCACTTACTTTAACTAGTGGACAGATACTTACCGTGATCTTTGAACAAGACACGGTAGGTATTGAAACTGAAGGCGGGATTGTCGAAACACAAGAATGTTATTTCAGTACTAGTACTGGTAGTGTGGATTACACAGATACTTTTATCTACAAAAATAAACTCCAAGAAATTTATAACATTGTTGATGACCTATCAGGCATGAGCAACTACTACTTTAGGGATCACGAATGATTTTATTTAAACTAAAAAATCTTATCGTAGATTCCTTTTTTTCTTTGGGGCTTACGGTAATTTCACCAAAAACAATTAACGCAGATGCTTTGCCATACATACTTTACTTAACTAACTGTTATGATAACAATACTGATGTGCCAATGGGCCGCAGTACTAATAGTCAATTTACATTTGATGTAGTTTGTACAAGTAAAGTAGTAACTGATAATCAAGAAGTAATGCAAGCTGTTTATGATTATCTTAATTCAGACCAGTTTATTTTAGATGCAAAGAATATTAACGTAAATATCAGTAGCGTAACCAATACGCAAACTCAGGATGATTTCGATCCGACAAGTAGACTAAATACAATTGTAATTAGCATGAGCGTAAATTACTTAACAATCGCGAGGTAATCCAATGAGTAGTATTTTCATTGGTAACGCTACCAAAATTTTCTATAACACGGACGCAGGGAACAACATTCCAAACGCTCCAACTTACGTTAATATTGATGAATTGGCAGCGTTTCCAGAAGTAAAAATACAAAGCAGTATGAATGAGTATGAAACATATAATGATGAATACAGTGGCATACTTGCTTCAAATAAAACAATACAATCAGTAAACATCGTAGTTAACTATGTGCCCGGCAATGTTACGCATTTTTTTCTTGATTCAATGTTTACTAGCCAAAAGAAATTTCAAATTAAAGTATCACTATATGAATCACTAACAAGTGTCATTCAGCACTACGCTATTCTTTCAGGATATGTCAGTACTGCTACGCTTTCTGGTGAGCAAAATTCAGTAGTGAAGAAAACATACGTATTCACGGCAGAAGACGTAATAGCCAGAGGGACAATTACAGACATGGCAGATTTAAAACTTGGTGATTATGGTGTTGGTGCCAATGGTGTAGACATTCCACAATACGAATCACCTACTCCATCTGGTAATAGCTTTTTAAAAGTACCGGCTTCGCAGGCACTAAATCCAACAGGAACCGATTTACTGGGTATTGCTAACGTTGATAACGGGAACACTACTAAACTGGTAATGACAGAATCAGGTACTTTCAGTATCTACGGTAAGAATCAATCCACGTCATGGACTCAGATTCTAACCAAACCACAATCAGATTCAGCATACGTACCAATGGCACGTACTGTTAACGGCAAGACATTAAGTACTAACATTACTCTTACCCCAGCCGATGTATCAGCACTGGCACTTAGTGGCGGTACACTAACCGGTAATCTGAACGGCACTACAGCTACTTTCTCAGGTGCTGTCAGTACTGGCAACCTAACAGCGGGTGCTATCTCAGGTACTACGGGAACATTCACCGGGGCAGTACAGGGACCATCAGCGGCTATCACTGGTGCGGTATCAGCAGACACTATTACGCTTCAAACAAAAGCAACTACTAAAGACTTAACAGTAACTGGAGATATCCAGGCTGTAACGGCTACTTTAACGGGTGCTTTAACTGCGGGTGCTACAACATTATCAGGTGCTTTAACAGGTACTACAGCTACGTTCAGTGGTTCCTTAGCGGCAAGTACTTTAAGCCTCACAACTCCACTATCTACCGCGAATGGCGGTACTGGTAACGCAAACGGAACAGTAGCACGTTTAACAACCCCACGGTCGTTTCAAACCAACTTGGGTAGTACTACAGCGATTACATTCGATGGTACTGCTAACGTTTCACCGGGCGTAACAGGAATTCTACCTATTGCTAATGGTGGTACTGGTGCCAGTACTGGTTCTAATGCATTGATAAACTTGGGTGGTGTTAATAAAGCTGGTGATACTATGACAGGCGATTTAATTGTTAACTCACCTACGGGAACAACCACTATCAGGCCTGGTAGCATTGAAATATATGCAACTACGCCATTCATTGATATGCACTATGGTAACAGTACAACTGATTATGATATTCGTCTAATTAATGATGACACTAGTCGTTTAACTATCGCAGCACTTAATGCCCCCAGCGGATTAGCAACCGTTAAAGCTGGTTCTTATCGTTCACGTGGCGGTATTTTAGGTGTAGCAACTACTGATGAATCGATGGTATATGACTTCTCGGTGAATCCTACTACTTCAGATTTGCAATTGGCACGTTCACGTACTGCTGGTAGTTTTAATCTTAACGCAATTCCGATTATCAATGCTTTAACTATTTCGTTTGCATCTACTGCGGCTGGACGCCAGACTTTAGTGAATGCTGGATTAAGTGGAACTACTAACTATACACGTATCCCAATCAACCAGACACAGGCACATCAGATTTTAACAGTAACGCAGGTTATATCAACTAACGCAAGTGGTGACGCTACCATTACATTCCCGGCAGGTTTTACTACCATTTCAAGTGTTGTATTAGGTAATGGTGATGTTGGTGTAGGTATGTTCGACTGTGGAATTTTAAACGCATTACGCCCTAGTGGTTTTGATGTTCGTGTTTATAACAATGGCGTCCCATTAGTGGGTTCAGCACGTATTAACTATGTTGCCGCAGGGATTGTTAACATATAAGGGTAAATAAAATGAAGTATTATTATAGTAGTAATCCACCTGGATTCTATTCGGACGATTTACCACGAGTGATTGAAGATAATGGATTCACTATCGATGAACTGACAGAAATCAGTAAAGAAGATTATGAATTATTTTTCAATCCACCAGAAGGTAAGTATGGGGAGTGGGTTGATGGTAAACCCGTAGTAATTGATTTACCGCCAATTGACTATTTTGCAATCGCTCAGAGAGAATATAATAGATTAAAATCTGAAGTACAGAATACTACGTACACATTGAATCTTAAACTAATGGCTGGACGTAAATTAACAACTAAAGAAACTATAACTCTCAATGAATGGTTAGACTACTCGGATCTATTGGATGAATTGGATTTATCAACTGCTCCAAACATCGAATGGCCTACAAAACCAAATTAATAAATAAACAAGAATACCCCTGAACGGAATCAGGGGTAAAATACTTATATAAGGAAATATAAACATGGCAATGGATATTTTTGCTGGTGCTAATCTAGGTGTATCAATTGGTACTGCGGGCAGTACTGAATCAGTAACATGGACTGACGTTCCAGAAATCGCAACCTTCGCAACCTCTGGCGGTACTTCTACTGTTATTGAAGTTACTACTTTCAATCAACTTTACAATCGTAAATTACTTGGTTCAAAAGCAGTTCCAGATATTTCAATCTCTGTTAACTGGATTCCAGATAACGCAGTACACCAACAACTAATCACCGCAAGTGAAAACCAAACCCGTATTCAGGTTAAGTTAGAGTACTTCCAAGATGCTACACGCACTACTGGTTACTATGTCGTATATAACGCTTTCGTTAGTGCTGACACTCTAGCAGGTGGTAAAGATGAAGTAGTTACCAAGGAATTCACACTAGCTATTGATGGCGGTCCAGTCGCTGCTTCAGTAATCGCAGATCAATAACAACTCAATTAAAAGGAATTAATAATGAGTCTACTACAAGATTTAAAAAACAAACTTCAACCAAAACTAACTAAAGTAACTGTTAGTGATGACATTGAATTATACGTAAGAAAACCTACCCTTGCTAAATTTGAAGAATGTAAGGATACGAAAAGTACTTTAATTAATTGTGTATGTCGTGATGAAACTGGTTATCCAGCATTCAGTGATGGCGGTAGTGATGACACTATCGATATTAATGAAATTGATGCTTCAATTGCCAGTGAACTATTTCAGCACTGTCTAAATCTTTGGTCAACTGAAGATAGTCCAACGGAAGAATTGGAAAAAAAGTAAGAGACAATCCAGAAATAAAATTTGCCCTGAAGATGATTCATCGACGGGGCTTTTCACCACAAGAACTAGATGAATTAGATCCTGAATTGTTTCACCAGTTGATGATATATGATCAACAAATTGAACCTAATGGAAGCCGTTTTCAGATGACGATGTTTGCTAACTTATGTCATTTGATGCTAGCCAGTTCTGGCAATCTTAGTGAACGTGGTCGAAAAGAGGCTTCTGTACTGGATTGGGATTTTTACGGACTTCTTCAAAACCTAACAACTGGTGAACTATCAGAAAAGTTAGAACAGAAGAAAACTAATGAGGCCAAAAACCAAATTAATAGTATTGCCGATACAATAAAATCATTGGCAACTAAGGATAAAAAATAATGGCAAAGAATAATCAACTAATTTTTAATGTTGATGGTGATGTAACTGGATTACGTAAAGCCCTTGCCGATGGTACTAATAGTATTCAAAAATTCGGTGCTGAATCGGGTGAATTACTTGGTGGTCTCACTGGAAAGGTAACAGATCTAACCGGGCGATTCGGCGGATTAAGTACTGGTTTATTAGGTACGGCTGGTGCTATGGGTATCGTAGCAGGCGGAATTTATAGCCTGGTATCATCAACAACAGAATATGTTAATAAGTACAATGAAGTCGCCCGTACCAGTTCATTGACAGTAGAACAATTACAAAAACTCGAAAAACAATTTTCAGGACTTGGATTTACTGTTGAAAAGTTCGGGGATTTGAACCGTGATGTTTTGGACCACCTGGGCGACGGCTTCAGG